TCCTGCAGGTGTGGACCACTGGGCTGCTGGAGGCGGGTAGGTCACCATCAACCGCCAAGACCCGGATGATGGCGGTGCGGCACTTCAGCCGCTGGCTGGCCGAGGAAGGCGAGATACCGGCCGACCCGTTCCTCAGGATGAGACCGCCCAAGGTCGACCAGCCCATCGTTCCTGTCCTCTCCGAGGCGCAGCTGCAGGCGCTCGTGAAGGCATGCGCACCCCCGACTACCGAGGAGCGCGCCGGACTGCCGTCCCTGCGTCACCGACGCGACGAGGCCATCGTCCGGCTGCTGCTGGGCACCGGGATGCGCGCCAGCGAGTGCCTGAACCTGGAGGTAGGCGACCTGGACCTGGCCCAGAACACCGTCGTCATCCGCCGCGGCAAGGGCGGCAAGGGCCGCACGGTGCCGTTCGGCGCGCAGGCGGCCAAGGCGCTGGACCGCTACTTGCGGGTCAGGCGACTCCACCGGCTCGCTGCCGCCCCGCGACTGTGGCTCGGCGACCGCGGCCGGGAGCTGGCCTACAACGGGCTGTACTGGGCGCTGGGGCAGCGTGCAGACGCTGCTGGCATCGAGGGCTTCCACCCCCACATGCTGCGGCATACGAGCGCTGACCGCTGGCTGGCGAACGGCGGGTCAGAGACCGGCGCCATGGCGATCCACGGCTGGTCGTCCCCGGACATGCTTCAGCGCTACGGCCGCGCCAACCGTGAGCGCCGCGCCATCGAGGAAGCCAAGAAGCTCAACCTGGGGGAGTTGTGACACGCGGCGGTTGATGCTGTGTAGCCGCACAGCGTAGGGCGTATGATTGGGCGCACAAGAGAACACCGACAGCTAGTCGGGGGGACTGACCTGGGCCGATGGCCCGAGCCGCACGGCGAGGTCACCGAAGGTCCCGACTAATGGCGAGTCCAGTTCGCTCCCTCGTGGGCGAGAGCCCCGCACGGGAGCCGAGCGCGATTGACCCCAGATGGGTCGTCGTCGCTCGGCGTTTGTGTTTCCGAAGGACTCCCGTTGTGAGCGATTCTGAACTCTCATTGCTTGGTCGTCTCGGCGCGCACGCAAGCTGGGCCAACACGACTGACCGCAGCGCCCGCACGGCGCCGGCCCGCGCTGCGCTTGAACAGAAGTTCCTCGACGCTACTGACGGAGACCCCGTCCGCGCGGCCCACCTACGCAAGGCTCACTTTGCAAGGCTCGCGCTCAAGAGCGCGCAGTCGCGCCGCAAGGCCCGTGCGGTGACCGCCACGGCTGGGGCCGCCGAGGCTGAGCTTGCCGAGGCTGGTGGTCTCGATGGGGCTGCCTGAACGAGAAAGCCGGCCCGTGGGCAACGGACCGGCTGAAAGCTCCTCGACGGCGATCAAGGTTGCTTCGAGCAGCCTACTACCTCGGGTCGACAAGAATCCGCGCTGTGATCGGTGCGGCGCTGAGATCAGCTCCCGAGCGTCACTCGACACCGGCCTCGGTGGGAAGTGCCGCGCACGTCTGGCGGTGGCATCGTGAACACCACCCCGGTATCGCGTCCTCAACGCGACGACATGGGCCGCCTAGCGGAGATCCGTGCCACGCGGGATGTGCTCGGCTCCATATCCGCGCTCCAACTGCTCGAGGCGCTGCGTCAAGGCCGCAATCTGCTGGCCGCGGATGTCGTTGACCACGAGTTGGCGGTCGATCTGCGTGTGCAGAATGCGCAGGACCTTCACGATCTCGCGGTCGAATTCGAGGCTACCTCTGTCAAGTCCGCCAAGCAGCTCGCCGACCTGATCGTTCTCGTCCATGGTGACCCCTCAATCTCGGTTGCTGGAACTCCCGAGGGTACGACGCGGCGGGCGTCCCCGGACCCCGCCGCGTCGTCCGGGGAGGGTGACGCGGCGTGAGCGATCACGGACCTGCCTGCACGTCAGAATGCGTCCAGCTCGCCGTCTCTTCGCCGCTGTCGCGGACCCGGCCTCCGAAGTTCCCTGTGCGTACTGCAACGCGCCCGTGGGGGCGGCCTGTCACGTCAGGGGGCGCCCTCGCAAGCCGCTCCAGGTGTTCGGACACTTCCACCCCTCCAGGCTGGAGGTGGCGGCGTGACGTGGACCAAGCTCTCCGACCAGTTCACCGATCGGCCCGACCTGCTCGAGGCATCCCGGTCCGCGCGTCTGCTGCACATCGAGGCGCTTGTCTACTGCAACAAGCATCTGCGCGACGGGCTGTTGCCTCGCGGCGCTGTCGCTCGGATGACCGACACAGAGAACCCCGCGGCTGACATCGCCGAGCTGGTGACCGCCGGAGTCTGGGAGGTGATCGACAGTGGCTGGCAGATCGACTGGACCGACCAGGAGGAAGCCGCCGAGGTGCGAGCACGTCACGACTACCGGGCGGCCACCCAGAAGCGATACCGGGAGCGCAAGGCAGCCCACGAGCGGGGCGACCACAGCATGTGTGACCCCCGGTTTTGCAAGAAGTGCGTTACCGGTAACGCGAGTAGTAACAAGAATGCTCACGAGACACCCTCCCGTCCCGTCCCGTCCCGACCCCTAGGGAGGGACAGGGACAAGGGCGCTGGGCACGGCTCCGCTGGCGCTACGCCGGCCCACGCCACAGAGGACGAGTTCGCCGGCGTTCTCTGCCCGCACGGCATCCTCAACGGCCTGGTCTACCGCTCCGAGTCATTCATCTGCGGCGCCTGCGAGGAGCTGACACCGGCAAGCCCGGACTTCATCTCAGAGTGGCGTGCGGCGTTCGCGGCGGATCGAGTGACCGCCGACGAGATCGACGACGCCGTGTACGTCACGTTCACCGATGAAGAGAACGCGGGCGCCGAACGTCTGGCCAGTGCCTACTACCTCCGCGAGGGCCCGGAAGGGCCCGTGGACAAGGAAATCCAGCTGTACTTCCTCCTCAACATCCTCAGCGCCATGCGGCCGGGTTGCATCCCGACCGCGATCCAGTGCATCAAGGACGAAGCCGCCGTCGAGGAGTACGCCCTTTCGCGCGGTGCACACCCCCAACAACAGATACGGAGCGCCTCCTGAGTTTCCCTGCGCCCGAGCGCCGCACCGACCGCCAGCCCTGTCCGCACTGCGAGGCGACGCCCCAGGGCTGCGATTTCAACTACTGGTTGAGGTCGCGACGCTGCTGCCCAGCCTGTACCACCGGAGACCACGACACCACCCCCGAGAGGAACCACCACCGATGAGCAGAGCCGAAATCCTGTCCCTGACCAACCTCGTCGACGCCAGTACGGGAGGCGGCTACACGCTGCCGGCCGAGCTGGCCGGCGCCTACCGCACCTACTGCCGCGTGCGGGCCATCGAGGTGCCCGAACCGAATCCGCTGCACCTCGACACCGCTGCCGCGCGGCTGGTCAGTGCGGTTGCCGGTGGGACGTCCGCGGACGTCCGCGGACGTCCTCGAGCTTGGCACCGCGGTCGCCCAAGCCGAGACCGACAGGCAGGCGACGGAGAAGGCACGCGCGGTCCTGGCCGCTGCGATCGAGCAGGCCGGCAACGCGGCCACCTCGGTCGCCTCCGACCTGACCGAGACGATCATCACCCAGCATCTGCGGCCTGCTCTCGACGAGGTCTACGCGCGCGTGCGTGCGGTGAGCGCCCAGCTCGACGGCTACGGGCTCGACCCGCACCGGCTCGTCACAGCGCCGTCGAAGGTCCGCGGCGCCTACGGCGAGCTGCCGTGCCTCCTGGCCCGCGTGGCGGCGATCCTCACCGCCCGCAAGCATGCCAACTTCCTCGGCCATCGCGAGTCCCAGCACGACGCCAGCGGCCTCTTCGCCGACTACCAGACGCCGCTGGCACTCTCACCGCAGTGGAAGCCACCGGCCCAGATACCGCGCATTCCTGCGCCGGCCGACCCGACCGAGCGGCTGCTGTGGATCGTCAGCGAAGCAGCGGCCCCAGCGCAGCCGTGGCTGCCCACAATGGCCGAGCGGGACGCCGCGTGGTGGTCGCAGTTCGGCGAGGCCCAGGAGATGCGAGCCACCCGTGCGATGAGTGCCCGTGCCTACGGCGGGCAGCGGGTCTGATGAACACGGAGCCGAGGCGTGAACGTCACGCCACGACGCACACACGTGTGGCGTCGGCAGCGAGCGAAGGTCGCGAGGGTCGAGTCAAGACCTCCTACCCCCACAGACCGACCTGCGTCTCGGCTCCGACCCATCCCACGGAGTGGGAGCGCGTCCCACACCTCCCGCGCGGCAACCACGGGGCACCCAGGGGAATGCCTCCTACACGCACCTCGGCCTAGGGACCGCGGAGGAGAGGCGCGCTCACGATCTCAGAATGATTTTCCAAACGGAGAGGAGGCGACATGGCTAGGACAGCTCAGCCAGCCGCGCTGAAACTGCTCAACGGTCGAGGCAACGGGACCGATTCGGGTGGCCGCAAGGTCAGCACCCCGCCTGCGTTCCGCCGGATCGCCCCGAACCCACCGTCGTGGCTTTCGCGTGAGGCAGCCGCCGAGTGGCGCCGGGTAGTTCCCGGTCTCCAGCGCCTCGACCTTCTCAAGGAGGGCGACCGCGCAGCCCTAACCGCGTACTGCGAAACGTGGGCGGAGTTCGTCGCTGCCACGAAGGTGCTCCAGGCGCGCGGGTCTCTGACGTACACCAGCGCGACCGGCGACCCGAAGACGCATCCGGCGGTCGTCATCCGGAAGAACGCTTCCGCCCAGCTACGTGCGTGGTCGATCCACTTCGGACAGACCCCATCGGAGTCCGGTCTAGCGAAGGGTGGGAGCGATGGCGAGGACAGCAACAGCAACCCGTTCGCTGGAGTGAACCCGTTCGGGCCGGTGACGCCATGAGTGCGCTCGCCGATCCCCCCTGGCCCATGTCCCCGAATACCGGTTCGAATAGGAACCGCTGGGGAGGACTCTCGCGGTTTCCGAGGTGCCTCACGCTCGTTTTCGACCTGGGGGGACGACGTGACGACGCCTAGGAAGCCCGCTCCACCGAAGGATCTAGCCACCCGCGGGCGCGCATTCTGGCGCCAGACGCTCGCCGTCTTCGAGCTCTCCGAGGTGGAGATGCAGCTCCTGAGGGAGTGCTGCCGGCTCCTCGACGAGTGCGAGTCGCTACGGGAAGCGGTGGACCGGGAGGGTACGACCGTCGCGGGCTCGCCCGGGCAGGTACGCGTCCATCCGGCGTTGAGTGAGCTCCGTCAGCACCGTCTCGCCCTGGGCCGACTGCTGGCTCAGATGGCGCTTCCGGACGTCGGCGACACCACGCTCAAGACCCCGACGCAGGCACGCGCCAGCAAGGCCGCACAGGCCCGCTGGACCGCCCACAAAGCGCGCAGGTACGGCCATGGCTAGGCGCAAGGCGGTGCCGCCTCCTAGCCCGGACGCCGGCCTCCCGATCCTGCCGCGGCACATCGTCGACCATCCGCGTCTCTCGTCCGCCGAACTCCGCGAGATCTCCGACGAGCGCCTCGCCTGGTTCCAGGCGAAGGGGGTCGATGCCGGCGATTGGTCGAAGGTCTACCCGATCATCCTGGCCTCGTGGAAGGCGCACGGCATCCCGTCCGCCCTCGACCGAGCCCGGTCGCGTCTCGAGCCGAAGGACACCGACCGATGACCCAACGACGCAGTACCGAGGGCGGCGCGCGAAGGCCAGCGCGTCACTAATCGGATTGCGGACTGGCGGCCGGTGCCTCCACAGGCTCGGGACCGTCCTGCGACGAAAGTGCCGTTGATGTGAGGACGGGGGCGGAACTGCTGGCACCGGGCGGCACGGCGTCACGCATCTTCGGGGGAGCCGCCGCCCACCCCTCTCCGGCCATGTCGGGGTAAGACCGGCCGTTGTCACCTGGTCCTGGAACGCGAACCGCCCCCGGCCGATGGCTCGACCTGGAGACGGCTTGCTGAGCGCGGCTAGCGCCCGAGGTTGACCAGCACGGTCAGGATGACCGACAGCGCCACGGAGATAAGGATCATCGCCAGGCAGCCGGCGGCTCCGCCGACTGGCCGGATGATTATCGGCCGTCGACGTGGTCGTCGTAATAGTCGCGGCTGCCGGACTTAGCGAGGCCGCGGCTGATCATGTAGCCGATGGTGAGGAGGCTGATGTAGAACCACGCCTCCTGGGTGCCGAAGTCGCTGGCGTCGTCCGCCATGGCGGAGGCGATGAAAACGCCGACGACGGCCACGACGTAGACGATGAGCTCGGTGGTCTTGACGGACGCCTTGGTCTCTGTGCTGACGCGTCGGGTGTAGTCAGTGTCACGACCAGTGTTGTGGGCGTTCATGTCAGATGTGTGCTCGGACAAAGCAGGTCCTTCTTTCATTGCGCGATTGAGAGGCCCCGATGGGGGCTTGCCGCGTCCGTACCCGCATAATGAAAGGCGACCCTCAACTAAAGTATGATCCTTCGATTCGGTGCCGATGCCTGTTGTCTTCGGCAACCATCTGCGTAGGCGAAGGTCGCGACCAGCGGGCTGGGCGGGTCATGCATTCCTTCTAGGGAGCGGTGTAGTTGACCGACCGGAACCCGTTCTCATAACCCCAGGCGACCGCCTCAGCTCGATTGCGAACCCCGATCTTCCTGTAAGCAGTTCTGGCGTAGGTCTTCACAGTGTTGGTGCTCAGGTAGGAGCGACTCGCGATCTCGGCGTTGGTGAGGCCTCGGGTGATGAGGGTGATCATTTCGGACTCGCGCTGGGTCAGCCCCAAGACCTGACCCGGCCAGGTCAGTGCGGGGCCCGCGACAGCGTCACTCCTGTTCTCGCCCGGGTCGTCGCCATTGTGGATGGCCACGATGGCCTTTACGAGATCGTCGGCCTTCATGCTCTTATGCAGATATCCGACTGCTCCTTGGCGTCGGGCGTCTTTCTCGGGGTAGTGCTCCCAGCTGTAGACCACCACCTTCGCCGTGTTCTCGTTCACAACCCTCTGCAGCTTCGCGTCGTGGTCGGGCAGCCTACCGAAGGTGTCGAGGAGGATGATGTCGGCCTGGTGCGGCATGACGACCAGCGTGGTCATGTCGACGATCTGGACCTCGGTTGGGTGGCGCGCCAGCATTTGCGCGAGACCAAGAAGAGAGAGCTCGTAGTCGTTGGAGAGTGCCACACGGACGGGCCTTCGACCATCGTGTTCTTTGACTGCCACTTCGATCCCTTCGCTGCAGGTGGCACCGCTCCGGTCACTCTAACCGTGGGGTAGGGCGGCCGCCCTTGATGCAACTCAGCCGACGTGTTCGGCGCGTTCGGCGCGGGCGTTGGCGATGACTTCGGGCTTTGGTGCTAGCCGTGATACGGCTGCTCGCCGCCCGCGGCAGGATCGTCCTCGGCTGGTCCATGCGCCACCGGCGAAGCTAGGTGAACCGGTCACGGCCTCGTCATAGCATCTCGGCATGGCCGACGACTCGGGATGGGTGTCGTGGGAGGCGGCCGCGGTGATCGCTGGGTGTAGCTCCACGACCGTCCACGGCCCCGTGCGTGCCGACAACATCACCCCCCGGCAGGGTCCCAAACTTGAGCACGGAAGCGGTCCCTGACGTCGCCATCGCGCAGTCGTGTGCGACGTCGAGGCCGGGCTCTCCGCGGGTACACGTTGGGAGAGGCTCCTGGCGGGGGTACATAGCCC